CTCAGGCGTAAGCTCCCACTCAAATGTGCCGACACCAATGCCGCCCAAATACGAGTGTTCCATCAGTTTCGCACCGAATCCAGGTGCCATCCACGCACGAATCCAGCCGTTGGCGTCCAAAATGACTGCGTAGTAGTACTGTCCCATTTGTTATGCTTATAACATAAGTTTAACAAATATATCTTCAATTTTGTTCGAAATTCAGGAATTCAATGGAGAGTGAAGAGATAGAGGAGCTGGTTGAGTTCGGCAAGCATTTCGTCGCGAATATTTGCAAGGTCGGAATCGGCAGGGCGGCGGTCAGAGTTTGGCAGCAAATCCGTCAGGAGGTAGCCAATACACGCCTTGATGAAACGGACGGCTGAGTTCTCTGACAAATTAGAAAGCTTGGTTGTATTTGTGTTGGCACTCATTCGGGGGCGTCCATACTTTCCCATATACACCTCAACGTAGCGGTCAATATGCCCGTCCAACTTTTCTAATACTTCGTCGGTTGCCTTATGCCGGCTGTAGCTCATAGTCTGCCAGTGGTATAATTTGATTTGCTCGCGCATCTTGAAAAAGAAATGTACATCGGTGGCTGACATGGCGTGTTCCTATTAGGGGGTGGGCTATTTACGAGCGACCGTAAATACCGTGAGTCCGACGAAAAGTGCAGCGAAAAGGGCACCGGCAATAACCTTGGACTGTCCTAGACCGTCACGGAAGCCTTCCACCTTTTTATCTGCAGCGTACTCATCCGCACTTACCCACGAATTAAAAATCCAATGACTAGCGTGAGGTTTTCCGTTAGGGTAGGTGAGGGCTTCTTTGGAAGGGTCAATCCACCACTCACCGGTGACTGGACTTTGAATACGTCCTTCAGGGTCGCCGACTGGTAATGTCACTTTACGGCAACGAGCGTAGCCACTATTTGTCATCGCATTAAACATCGGCATTGGATTGAGAGCTTTTGCTGCGTCTTCAAACATACCGGGTGCTAAGCCGCGGAGTTTTACTTTAAGTGTCCTTTGAATTTCGTCACCTAGGCGTCCAGGAAGTCCTTGCGGAATTGTATTAACGTATTGATACATATCCTGACCATTCGAACAAGTAGCACCAGAAGTCATAAAATACCGAAGTCCGAGGGGATTCATAGTGAGCCCATTTCCTTTTGCAAACCCCGTGGTCTCGCCGAATGCAATCACGTCCGAGTAGTAGTTCACGCCCGCCATTGCACCTTTAATGCCGCCCCACGACCCGTCGCCGAAATTTACACCGACACTTTTTGGTGTTGGTAGTTCTGCCGAATAGTCGTATTTCGGTCCCAAAATAGTATTCATATCAGGCGTATATTGTTTGACTTCCGTCTTTAATTTATCTAAAAAATCCATCGCCTTCTTGCCTTCTTACTCTAGTTGTCTATTTTCGCGATACCTTGAATGCTACAATTCCGATGAAAAGGGCGGCGAAAAGAACACCGGCTGCAAGATTAGAGCCGCCAAACGGCTCTGAGAGAAAATCCTCAATTATGGTCTTTTTACCTTTTTTAATTTTTCTCGGATATATTTTTGGTGTATTATTATACTCCTCGGCACTTATCCATTTATCAAATACCCAGTGTGTTTCATAGTATTTATTATCTCTCTTCTTAAACAATTTACGTTTTGGTTTTTCAGCATTGCTTTGACTTATATCAATCCACGGACGCGTTACATTCGGATTTTTAGAGCGTATATTTCCTTCGGCATCGCCAACCATCGCCCGCATTTGTTTACACTGAGGGAAGCCCGAGCCGACGGCGGCAGAAAAGAACGGGGCGGGGTTAAGGGCGGCGGCAGCATCCTCAATAATTCCTGGCGCCAGTCCCTGGAGCTTAATGCCTTCCTCCTCAAGTTTATCGCCAAGGGGTCCAGGAAGTTTGGTTGGAACGGTGCTCACGTACTCGTACATACTTGCGCCGTTACTACACGCCGCCCCCAGCTTCGCATCCGCTACTTTAAGGAAAAAGTTAAGACCCATCGGATACTGTTTCATTCCGTCCTCATTTTGAGAGATGCCCATAGAGCGTCCATAGCCGAGCGCGCTTGCATAGTAGTCAACCCCTGCCGCCGCCCGTCCAATACCTTCTAAAGACCCATTTCCTATACGAATATCAAGGTCCTCTGGTGATTTCAACTCGCCAGAATAATCGTAGATGGGTCCAATAAGGGCACTTGCGTCGGGTAGATAATTCATCACCTGTGTCGGCTGCTTGAATATAGTATTAAATCCTTTTTGTGCAGATGTGACCCCGCTGGCAATACTATCTAAGCTGCCTTGGATATTCATCCGTCTTACTTGAAGCGGCTTATTTTCTCGCCGCCGTGAATGCAACAAGTCCGATAAAGAGCCCTGCAAAAAGCAGACCCGCTGTAATTTGTTCGGATTTCAGGTTTGTAGTAAAACCTTCCGTCCCCATATCCTGAAGTGCCGCCTTATCTTCATTCGTAGTTGGTTGTTGGGGAATAGGCGGATCAGGTGGCGTGTTTTGGTCGGGAATATCACTGGACGAATATAGCCGTCCCATTTCTTTTAGTTGTTTTTGCGTCCATTTGTATTCATCGGCGGAAATCCATTTATCAAATACCCAGCGGGTCATATGCGGCTTCGGTCCACTAGGAACGTATGCAGAGCCGTTATTTGGTTCCCATATATAGCCTTTTGTTAAATCGTTCACCCAACGTCCAGTTATTGGTTTGTAATAGACCTTCTCGGCAACGGGGTCAACCCAGATGTTTGGAACTTCAATCGGCGGGTCGTCGGCACCGGTTGGGTTCGCATTATAAATTGGTTTCGGAAAACGGGAGGCAAGTTCTCCGTCGGCGTTTCCGACGGGGGCTTCCATCAATTTACATTTTGGATAGCCGGTGCCCATTGCGGCGTTCAATATTGGAATAGGATTCATCGCCTCAAACGAATCCTGAAGAACACCTGGAGAAAGACCCTGTAAATTCGCACCCAATTTCTCCTTCAGACCTTTTCCCATATCACCTGGCAAACCGGACGGAATCGTAGACATAAATTGGTACATATCGGCACCGTTAGAGCATTGTTGCCCGGTATTAAAAAAGTAATTGAGACCGAGCGGCGATTGGGGAATAGCATTCATCGGTCCGTAGCCGCCCGCAGATGGGCGTGTAGGAGTGCCGAACGCCATTGAATCTACGTAATATTGAATACCGGTGACGTTCCGAATAATTTGGTTTGCTCCTCTTCCAATATCGCCGTCACGATCAATACCGAGTTCACTTGGATACCTCAACTCGTTGGAATAGTCGTAATATGGACCGAGCGCCAGTAGTCCCGACATCCTTATAAGGTCGTGGGGTTTTATATCCTTGCCGCCTCCGCCCCGCTTCGCTCACACGCGTTCTGCGAAAAATTATAAAAAATGACACGCCCCCAGAACCACCCCTTTATTCTACAACTTATTCGTTGTAAGATGTCATCCCTCTTATTTCCGGGCGTATCATCGTGTGTAAAACTGAGTAGTGAAGAATCGGCGGATCTTTTCGGTGGAACGGATTGGACAAAAGCGGTGGAGGAGTTGGCGGATACGGCACCGGTGGCACCTGTCGATATGTTGGATGGATTTCACTGCGAGGACTGCGATACGGGTCTGTGGATTCAAACACATAATGACGAAGTCATTTGTACAAAATGCGGGAACCATATGGGATTTCAGCTGGACAGCTCGGCGGAGTACCGCTGGTTTGGATCTGAGGACCGCAGTCCGGACCCAACGCGGGTCGGCAATCCGCTCAATCCATTACTCCCTGAATCGTCCCTGGGTACGCGTATTCTGACTCGACCCGGTGATTCCAAGGCGATGCGCCGTATTCGTCAGTACCACTTGTGGAATATTATGCCGTATCGTGAGCGGACGCTATGGACCATCTTTGAAATGCTTCAGGTACGGGCAAGCAATGCGGGCATTTCGGTGGCGATTGTGGAGGAGACGAAGCAGCTGTATGCACAGGTGAGTACACGCTGTATTTGCCGCGGACAACAGAAAGACGCACTACTCGCGGCGTGTTTATTCGAAAGTCTGAAACGCCACGATACACCACGGCGTCCGGTGGAAATCGCCGAAATCTTCCAGATTGACGCGAAGCTGATTACACGGGGTGTCAAGCAGTTTTCGGGGCTGCTGGAGGAGCATCTACACACTACGCCGGCGGCAGAGAAGAAGGCGGAAACTCCCTCAACACACTTTCGGCATTATTTGGAGCCGGCTATTTATAAATTGGAGACGCCGCGCGTCCTTCACAACCGAATTGTGGATATGGCGACAAAGATTGGCAATATGATTGATGAACTAGGCGTATGCCCTGAGACTACCCCGTCATCATTGGCGGCGTCGGCGCTGGCTCTAGCATGCGAGCGGATGGGGCTGGAGAAGACAAATGCCGAGGTGGCGAAGGTATGTAGCATTTCGGTCGCTACGCTACATAAGTGTCTGAAGCGTATTGAGTCGTGGCGTGGTGTACTATTTCCTGATGATGCAGCAAAGAGTAAATAACTTACCTAAATAGAATGGGAGGTCAAATCTCTATGCCCCAAGGGGCAAGACCAGGAGATTTAGAAAAATATGGTGTGTTTAAATTACGCCAGTCCCAAAAGTTCTCTTTGAATGTACTTTCGGACATTATTTTGATGTTGATTTCGGAGAACAATCTTTTTGATTTGGCGGAGATGCTCAAATCGGAGATGGGATGCCAGTCGCTCATAATTGTGATTAAAAACAAATTGGAGAAGGATTTTACAACACTACAGTTCCCGGACCAAAGCAAGGCGGGCGAATTTACACCAGTTGGTTTTATACCAGAACACAAGTATAAAGCACTCGCCGCTACGGATAAGGACCGTAGTATCTACTGTGCACAATTCGCCTTTTTTATTGTGCGATTTACACTACTTATATCAGCACTTGTATCAAGCGTAGCCTTCCAGGAGGATATGTACAAGGATTTACAAAACAATCAGTTGGATGTGAGACCGACCGGTTTGAATGAGCGTTATAAGAATTTAGCGGATCAGTCTGTGCGGGGCGACCGATTACCGTCGGATATTTTAGCGGTTTTTACAGCAACTGGCAATTTGAAGAGGGTTCCAAATGATACACGCTATCTATATTATTTTGGAAATCAAGATTCGGTCGTGATTGATGCAGAGAAGGGTATTACATATAATCCTCAGAGTGCTGTAGACACGGGTGTATTAAAAATAAGTATTTACGCATCGGCACTTGCGCCGACTGCTACTCCCCCTATACCAATCCCTGGCGCCTACACTGGTCCCGCTGCATCTGCTACTCCACCTGCGCTACCGTCCGTTTCTGCCCCTTTCCTACCGCCAGGAACGGCGCCTAGACCATACCCACCGGCTCCCCACTCCAATGCTCCGTCAAATAGTAGTGGACCCTACCGTTTGAATCCATTTGCGCGTAGCAGCAACATATTTAGCACCAGTGGTGCAAGTGTTCCCAGCCGCCGGTCTCGTAAGGGACGCCGATCCACGCGTCGCCGCGCCCGTGGTGGCGCCATTATCTACCGCGTGATTCTTTCGTCGGTTGTCTGCCCCGAGAGCGGCACTTGCGAGATATCCCAGTTTGATATGGACGAGTACGGTACTACGTATTCGGTAGGCACTACGGCAAATCCAGCCTCATTCACGGATCGCGTAGCACCCATCCTTGCCAGACAGACTAAACGTTATTTGTTAGAAAACCCAGGAGTTCTTGCAGGACGGGCGAAGAGCAAGTTCTCACCGTTTTCTAAGTTAGATACTACAGCGTACAGCATTCTTTCGTATTACCAAAATGCGATTGTAGGTAAGACGAATGAGAAGGAAAATATTACATCGCCGGCAATTTACCGTGCTTTCCTGATTGCTAGTGGTCTAATAGAGGATAGAGTGGATACATTGTTTTGTACGGATAATTGGCGTGATGTAATGACATCTACAATTCCCTACGCTCTCTTACAATCTTTGTACTATGACGAAAACGGGGGGACAAAGAGTTCTGCTGCAGCGGACGAGTTGCGCAATACTGCAGCAGGATTCTTGAAGAATGATATTGCTCGCCCTTACGTCCAGAATAGTGCAGTAACACCGGCGGAATTTTCGCAATTGGCATTTATTGAGCCGAAAGTGGTAGCACCGGCATTCTGTGGAACGGTCACTATGGGTGTACGTTCTACAAACATTCCGGCGCAGCGTGATATTTTAACAAAAGCACACCAGAACCTACACGGTCTTTATGATGTACATTTGGAGAATGTTGTAAAGTTTATTCGTAAGATTCTTTCGCTCAAGGAGGGGGGATACCAGAAACGCCACATTATCCGCCTCAATCCTATTTTCGTCACAAATACGAAGGGTGCCCAGGCGGCATTGGATACATTAATTGTGGAGGGACGTAGGCTACTTGCGGACCACTACCTTGCCGTAGAAACGACCTATAAGAAGGCGATTCAGGATATTGCAAGTTTAGGCAGGGGTACGATACCCGTTGCCTCGCAACCGAATATGGCATCGCGGATAACTACGTCCTCGCGGGCAAATACCCCACTTCCTGCCCGATTCTCGAGAAATATTCTTGAGCGCGGGTCAGGACAATCTAATGCTTAAGAACCCTGAGGCGGCGGGGTATCAGGAAACTTATGCATTCTAATTTCGCAGGAAATTTCCCAGAGCTCTTCTATAGTTTTTACAAGAGCCCGGCGGTCAAACGGAATATGGTCATCAAAGAACATCTTACAGAGACGGTGCGATAGAACGCTCAGAACCATATGCGCACCTAGGAGTTCCTCCTTGGGCATAGTACGCATCATATCCTCAATATGTGCCTGGATTCCGTACATACGAATACTACCGGTATCTTCTTCTGCAAGCATTGCCTGCTGTGCCGCGGCAAATTGCGCCATAGTGTGGTCGTCAAACGGGGGCGGGGGCTGGGGCGGCGGGTCCATTCTATCCTATTCACGCAATCCTATTTTAGACCGTTAATGTAGGAAGGTAATGTCAAGCACGCCGCAAACACTTCGTAATCGTTTAGTAAATGCCAGTCGGCGGGTTGCTCGTACGCTCAAGAGTGGTGTTTGTATGGGAACGAAGCGTATTCGTAACAGCAATGTCGGAACGAATGCGACGCAGTGCGGTAAATTCCAGCGGTTTAAGGAAATTCTTCAAGATTTTGGACGTGACTCGAATCCGCAAGTTGCAGAACTTGTAAGAAATATAAACGGCAACCGTAGACTATTTGAAATCGTAATTACAAAGCCGTATAATCCGGATAATGAGACAGGTGAGCAGTATATAAATCGTATTCAAGGGTTTATTGCACAGGCAAATGGTCTGAAAGAGCAGTTTCAAACCGATGTTGCGTTTCTTCCATTAACACAGGAGTATGGACAACTCAAGGAGGAGCTCCATTATTTTGTTCCATTTTTGTTCAATTATTACATTCAGAAACTTGAACAACTTATACCGATTGGGGTTTCAAACAATAACGTACGGCTCAACTGGAATGGGCGTTCTACGGGTTCGCCGTCAAATGCATCCAATCTAGGTACTACACTATCAAATAACACTTCTCGTAGAAATAGTAACGCTTCATTATCTGTTGGTGAATGGTATCCACGGAAACCGTCCAATCAAATAGCAAACTGGAAGGGTGGCAAACGTCGTACGCGTAAATACCGCCGTTAAGCGACCCGTCCGCCCAGTTGCTTATATACTTCTATGAGTGAATCAAACGGAATATCATTCGCCGTACATAACTCACGAATGCGCATTTTTCCGTTGTAGTGGCATAACCAATAATTGTCCATAAACATCTTCTTTTGACTATAGGTGCGGATTTCGTCGGCAAGAATCTGACCGGTGGTCGGCGGTACCTTGAAATCGGTATCTATTTCTCCAACGTCTTCATAGCATCGCTGTGTCGGACCACGCTCTACAAATCGGCAGACTGTGCCTGATAAATCCTTATATACGATGATAGTTTCTATCCACGTATAATAGTCGCAGCCCATCTTCTTTCTTCTTATTGCCAGCGGTTTAGATTTCATCACGGACTGCCACAATTTCACAGTTTCCAAACGTCGGTGGCATATAGTTATAGATATGCCACGAGTGGACGCCGGACCGACCGTACTGCCACGGTGCCGCCCAACTAGGGCGCGCTTCTCCGCCCAAATATCCACTAGATGCAAACAATAACGAGTCCTTATAGCCCGCTCCAATAGATTCAAGAACGTATCGGAATCCACGGGTACCGGTGTTGGGTTTGAGTTTACTACCGACCAAATATCCGCACCAGATGACTTCAAAAATCCGTTCATCGCCTGGGATGGAACGCCGGCGAGTATTTGCAACAACAACAACCTTACGTAGTTCTGCATCTATATCGGGACGCTTCTTCGTAACCCAGACGTCAATATGGTTGGAGCGATTGACGGGTTTGGTCGAAACAATTTGCGGCGGCGGCTTGCCTTCGCCTATATTCATCATCCAATTACGAAATGACATTTGCCACATACCGCTAAACTGTAACCAATCCATTTTCTCGCAGCTGATCGAGCCGACCAACTTATTTGTCGGTGCCATTGCGTATGTATCTGTTCGCAGTGCTGTGCTAAAAAACGGCGTCACCGCGGTTTCGCGTGCCCAAAGATGCACTACGGGCAACTTTGTCGACGTCCAACAATCCATCATTCCAATCATGTAGCCCGCAATCCCTTTAGAACGCCACGACTTCGCGATACAGAGTCCCTCAATCACCCGCATAGCGCCGTAGTATAGCATCGCCCCCGTAGACAATTCAGTACTAGAGCCCGAAAACGGTACGCTCACAATCGTAGCTACAAGTTTGCCTCCAGTATCGTACACGCCTAATACTATAACGGAGGAGTCTTTCAAATACGTAGATACCCACGCCGGCTGGGCGTCCATATACCAGTCATCGCCGCCGTAACTTTCCGTCCAAAATGCGGACAACGTACCTACATCATCAATTGTTAGACGTACAGGAGACGATAGCCCCTCGGGCGTTTTTGGCTCGGCAGGAGGCTTCAGACGTAAAAACGTCCGTTGCATATGATCGGTGAACCAGGTGTCTATCCAACGGGGGGCGGCAACAGTTTTTGACCAAAATGGCATCTTACTACAATAACGCGTGCCGTCCTTATATAGTTACGCGGCATTGGGGGCACTTCCGCTCCCGTTGCCGTGCCGCTGTCAAACACGGCGTACAATAGACATGACCACAGTGGGTCATCACAATGTTCTCAGCGGTCACGGCGTCGTAGCAAATAGGGCAGCTAATAGGTTTTTCCAGTGCCAATGACATCTCAAGATGCTGTCGGGCAATGTGGGATGCAACGTCTACAGGGGCGGTGAGGACGGGTTCAGCGGCAATACGGCGAGGTGGGGGCACATTTGGCACAGCTGCAGGTGCCGGCGCCAGTGTGACTCCAAAACGTGCAAAACGGGCGGCACGAATACCCTCACGGAATGCTTCATATAAGAGGTGATTATTGAGGTCAGTGGCAAACCGAAACGGCAACGTATTGGGGGTCACAGGTGAATTTGTATATGTGCTTAGAACTGATGCGTGATTGACAAGCGTAGTACGATGCGTATCGCATAGATGGTCGTGCGGCGAGCCGACGCCAGCGCACTGTACGTTTTGGCTCGATGGAATCGCGTAACAGGTTTGCGCCGTATCTGTTTCTAGATTGAGCCCATCGTAGAGTTTGATAGCGATAGCCTCTTTGCATTTCTGTGTCATTGCGTCTTTCTCGTGCTTATCATTCTCGGTCTTCACACGTAACTTAAGGGCGTGTTCGTCGGCTTTCGCTTCGGCGTATTCCTTTTCGGTACCAGGTGTCTGTGTAATGGTCATCAAAGCAAACGCCTTGCTGGTTCGGTCCGCCGCCTTCATCAGCGCCGAGGTATTGTCGGCGTTGCGCGCCGCTTCCTTCGCCGCCTCTTTTGCAATACTCTGATTATGACTACCGCATAGTTGTTTGCTCGGTATTCCCAGTTTCGAAGTACAAGGGGTATAATTTGCTTTGATTGCTTTACACGGTGGCATACTATTCTATTTCCTAGCTCCGTTAGCCCCTGTCATTTTTTCTAAGCCCGCCTAAAAATTGACCCCGCCCTACTCCGCCCCCGAAACCACCAGCCCAGCTAGGATGTCCACACCCGCAACAACCCCAAATTCACCCCTTTTCCTTCCTGGACAGGCACTAACACAGCCATCATCACTAATGTTAGAAACCCAGGCGGTACCAAAGAATCTGAATCGCTGTAATCACGCTGATTGTAAGGTCAAACTGATGCTAAGTGATATGGCGTGTAAGTGCGGCTACCGCTACTGTGGAAAGCATCGGTATGCAGAAGAGCATCGTTGCTCTTTTGACTACCGGCAAGCTGCTGCAAAGAATCTTTCTACGAGCCTGGTGAAGTGCGTCGCTACCTCGCTTAAGCAGACTATCTAACAAAACAGAATAGGTATTGGTATTCGTAGCCAATAGGTGTGAGGTCAATGAATTGTTTGTAGGTGAAGCCGTTCGCCTCGATTTCCGAGACTATTTCGTCCATCTTCGGCATACGAAGATGGTGGATTTGCCGACGCATCTTTTTTGTATCTTTGAAACGGAACTCCTCACGGAATTCGGCACGATTATCGTCAAGGGAGAAATCTGCTTCATATTCAAATTTATCAAATGTGACCTTGCTCCGGGTGATACGTTCTTTAGAGTATTTTTGTACGCTGAAAGCGACAAAGGGGGAGGCGGCTTCTAGAATTGGATCGAACTTCTCGCGATTGACAAGGTGGACTACGAAGCAGCCGCCAGGTTGGAGCCAGTTAAATACATTACGGAACACCTGGTCCCTGTCACGTAGGTAGTAATAGGTAAAATAGTACATTGTGACAAGGTTGAACTCACTTGAACTAAACGAGCCGATATTTTCGGCTTCTTTGACTCGGTAATCATTCTTAGGATGTTTCTTACGGGCAACTTCAATCATTGCATCCGATGCATCCATACCGACCACCTTACCGACCCCTTCTTTACGGAATTCTTCGACGTCGCCGCCGGTACCACAACCGATGTCTAGGACCTCAATTGTATTTATTTCGGGACGGTATCCCTTTGCCCAAATAAGTGTAAGTCCTACTTCTTGTTGTTGTCGTACGGCGCCGTCAACAATCTTATCGTAGATTTTAGAGTAAAATGGATCATAGAGGGTTTCATTTCCTAGTATAATAACATCCGCTTCGGGCGAATCGTCGGGGTTCGCAAACGATTCTATATCGTCGAGCTCGGTCCGGCGATTTCCTACCATCATCCACCGAATGTAGAGATAGTTCGCCAGGAGTATAGATATAATCACCACCAAAACAATTTGGATAGTATCGAGTGTGTCAATACCTTCGTACCACTTAGCACCCATTCCTATTAGATGCTCTCAAATTACGCCGTGCAGGTGCGTACGCAAGACGCCACTAGATTTCGCATCTCACTATAAGAAATGGAGCCGAAGGCTACAAATAAACATACTCTTTGCGGTTATGCATGGGGCGATGTTGTAAATTCGCTAATTAAGGCAATAGGTGCGGGGGATATGGTACGATCCCAGCGTTGGGCGGCGGAGCTAGTATGTTCCGAGCAGGGTTTGGGCAAATTAGAAGCGGCGTTAGTGAATGCGTGGGCAACGCATGTAGCGTCAAATAATCCGGCGTGGTGTATGATGTGGGTTCATTCGGCGACGCAAATACGTGCGCTTTGGGCAAGGAGCGGCGAATCGACAAAGGCGATAAGAAATACGCCGCAGGTGCGACAGCACGTAGCAGAAGCCGTGTCCAGCCTGGTTTTATCGGAAAAAAAGCAGTTGCCAAAGTTGCCGACGTCTGACGATTGTTTCCGTGATGCAGAGGCGATGCGTACCCGATTTCGGACAGGTCAGGGAGTTGTAGACCAGTTAAGTACCCGCCGTACTTGGGCAGCCGGTATTGAAAGCAATGACCTGCTGAAGATTGGTAACGAGTTTGAGGCGGCGTGCCGTGCAACAAATCTCAATCGTGCCCTTTTTTGGGTCATTTGGTTCATTACTCTGGATACGCAGACTGAGCAACCGACGGTAAAAGAGCGTGGACCGAGCTACCTGACTCCCAAACAACGGAAAAGTGTGATGTGGTTTTTAATAGATGTAATGAAGGACCTGGCGAACGATGTGGCATTTTTATCGACGGACGAGCGCGCGGGCATCTTCAATGCAATAAATATTACTTGGAATAAGTTGGGGGCAAAAGGGCGACGCGACTGTCTCGCTGCATTGACAATGATGATTTGCGAGCATATTGCGCGCCGGTCAACGCCGCGGCTGACGGCGGGACCGAATATCCCGTCTTACGATGCGATTAAGTCGCAGAATTCGGGCATTGATAATATTTATACGGCAATAGCGGAAGAGGCACGTAAGTTTATGTTAGAAGCACCGAAGATAAATGGGCTGGTAGAGGATGCAGCGGCACGGGCGGCAGCCAAGCTGTCGGCGGTAGATAAGATGGCGTTGGCGTACGCACTTCTTTCGGGATCGGGCGGTAAAAAATAAATGACCCGCCACGCTAGAATGGCGGCACAACTTTCAGCAACGCCGGTTTTGAATAAGAAACTTACGGATTTTTTGGATAGTATGAAAGGATCGTTTTCTAAAATCGCTACGGGTGCACGAACCTATGCGATTGATACCCCGTCTACGGGGTTTCCGTTTTGGGGGATGCTTATTGTCGCGGTCGTGGCTATTGCAATTGTAGCCTGGTATATAGATTATCGGCAGTACTTGGAAACGCCGTATAATATTGCGCGTATTACTCGTGATAATGTGAAAGCGTCTGACCATTATAATATAGATAATCCGAGACGTAAGGGTATGCCGGATTTGTACAATACTCTTGTAAGCCGTGGCTATAAAGAGGAGAATCTTGCGTTTACCAACTTTTATGTGAGTACGGTGAATGCGGGTGGCATTTTCTTTCCTGGGGTCAATGGCATAGTGTCTACAGATGCTGTACGGCTGGCGGTAGCGGGCGGGGCACGGGCGTTTGTCTTTGATTTATGGCCGGATGTAGAGCCAGGTGGCGACTTTGGACCGACGCTTCAGGTAATTGAGGCGGATAGTATGTGGCGCCGTACAACGCTCAATGCGCTGCCGTTTGTGATGGCTCTTCAGGCGGTTGTTGCTCAGGCACTGGAAACGCCAACCAATCCCGGTCATCAAGACCCGCTCATACTCTATTTACGTTTCCGTGGCAATCCACGAGCAGAGACGTTTGATAAGACTGCCGACGCACTTCAGTCGGTGATTACACCATTCCGTATGGATTTGTCCTTTAATAATTGTCGTGGGGCGGACCGCTTATTCAAGGTACCGATTAATCAGCTCTTCTCTAAGGTTATTGTTGTATCTAATGTTCGAGGATCAGGACGTTTTATGGATTTCGTCAATTTCTCTATAAAAGATGGTATCCAGTTGGAGTATCCTGCGGGGCAGCTTCAGACAATTTCGGGCGACCAAGCGGGAGAGGCGAAGAAGAAGATTTTGATGAATCTGACATTTGTTGCTCCGTTGAGCGAGGACCCGACGGCACAGTCGAACGATTATGCAGTAGGTGCCGCACAGGCGTTGGGCATTCAATTTGTGGCGGTGAACTTCTGGGGCGGTGCAAAGGATAAGACTCTTGTGAACTACATGAAGATGTTTGGAAAATACAGCTTTGCCTTGAAGCCGCCGCCACTCCAGTATATTATTACACGTTTGGATCCGCCGCGGCAGCCACCGAACTACAATTGGGGCGATCCGGCAAAGGGAGAGGCAGGTACGCCGAAGACCCCGCCGGATATCAAGCCGCCGGTCTAAGACCGCCGGTAAGGACCACCGGTTTGAGACCGCTGGTAAGGACCGCCGGACCCGCAAAATTTGATAATACTGTTTACAATTTACAAGATTGTAAACAATGTTTCGTAAAGTCTTTCGTATGTTTATTGTGTCTAGGGAACCGGCGCTGCTAGGACGATGGACAATCACCGATATGAAGCAGAATAAGATTAAGATTGATTGGGCAAATGTGGATCATTGCGGTACGTGTAGTTATGAGAAGCCGAAGAAAAAAATGGATGTGCCAGAGGTCAAACCAAAGACAAAGTAAGGGCACCGGCAATAGAGTCCAAATCGTGCGACCGAATACCTGTCCACCACTGATGGGTTCCGCACATTGTAGGCACGAAGGCGAACTCGCCAAAAAATCTCGTAGATTCTTCCATGGTTGGTGTTTTGAAATGAAGTTTTTCTACGGCATCGCTAATAAAACAATCCTGTGCACTTTGGATAGGCAAATTCAAAGAACATACGTGTGCCATCATGCTGCGTTTGCGGTAGGAGAGCCCGCCACCACCGGCGGCATTAGGTGCCCACGGCCACTTAGACGCCACATAGTCGTAGTTTTCAATCTCGGCGGGCAATGGTTTCATCAAATAGGTATCGGTCTCCATCATGAGTAGGTGCTCTTCGAGAAAAAGTTCCCAAAACCGCCATTCTTGTAAAACCGTATTGTATTCTGTCTTGCCCGTTTCAGGTGTAGCGAGCCCTTTGAAGAAAGGAATAATACGAATCGATGCAGCTTGCGAACCCGCACACGCTTTCACGTACGACTCATTGACATCGCTACAAACAACGGTGATACTCCAACCACGGGCGTAGTAGGCGGCGTTTTGTAGACAGAAACGGAGATTGGGGTGGCAACGGCGTTCTACGATAACAACAGTCTTATTTCCATTGTTAGGAATTACAGAGTTGTCCCAGTACCGCTGGAACTCGGCACCGTAGCGGTGGTTAAGAGTAGCGAAGATGAACGGCTCTAGTTCCATACGGCAACTATGTAAGAATTCAGGCTCATCTTTGAATTTACGTTTGGCAATCTGCTGAAAAGCGGCGTAGATAAGAGCAGCTTCGTATTTGATAGACATTCTATCCTATATGAATTAAGATTGGTTTAGATTAGCGGCGGCGCTGCCGACGTGTTTTACGCTTGCGTGGCTTATTAGATCCAGCCTTGGACCCGTTTGGTATTACTATACTACACTGAACATCGGTTGCTTCTACAAAAAACGAACCATCGCTGCCATCGCCGCCGTACTGCTTAGGTTGACGTCTGTGTGTTTTTCTTCTACCACCGGCAACAGGTGCTCGAAATAGTTTATTATATAATTTTTTATATGTATTGTATATTTGCCGATAACGGGCTTTATCCTCTGCAGTGACTTCAGGATAATCGCCGGCATTTGTATCCAAACGAGTAAGAATGGCTAAAATCTCTTGCGGGTGAATTCGTGCATCACAGTCAGGAAAATTCCAGCACATACCAATATCTCCTCCTCGCCCCTGTGCATATTCATCATTGCGAGATTGTAGAAGATTAAAATAATTTTTAAGTCCAATATATTCATCTTGGTGAAGATTTACTTCACCGTTTTGACGACGATGAACAAATTGAATTACCGGTCGTACTTCTGTTTCATAGGTTTGTGCATCATCGCCTTCAGTATGGAGAATGGGTAGCAAAGGGTCGGTACCGGCGCCGTTGGGGTAAGTTATATTAGGATAAACGATATTATTAGAAACGATGGCATTTGCTAGTGGTGCGGGTGGAATTGCTAAAGGAAATGAATTTGATGGAAGTGCATAGGCTACAACATTATTTCGTGCAACTGGATGCGCATTAGGAGCAGGAGGAAACATCGCATTAATTTCAGCCTTTCTTTCAACGGAAATTTTAACCGGTGCATTCCATATAGCAACAATAAGTTCGTTTTTCACGTTTTCATTAGTCTCTATATGAACTTTAGCTTGAAGAGCTAATGCTGTTTCTCTTAATTGACTGAATCGAATAAATTTTTCAGAAATACCTCCTCCGCCAGTATTACGACAATCTTTATCATATGGATTACCAGGATTACCTACATGCGGCACAGGTCCTTCAGCTAAAGAAAGTTGATAGTGCCGATGATCTTTACAAATACGCCCACATTGTGTACACCACGTTACATATCCATCAGCATTTTTATATTTCTGGTATAAGGAGCGTGAATAAGACACATTCATATTAGGACATTTATGCCCAAATAAATAATTACATCCATCAACACGAGATACATACGATAAACAGATTGGACAAAAAGACCAATCTGCAATTTCCTTGCCATTACGAGAAAAAATAAGATCTAGAAAGGTAATATCCCCTTTTGTATATCCCTTCCACTTTTCTGAAGGTGCGTCCATATTGCCAGCCAACCAAGTATTGTAATCGTCTGGACCAATAATATGATAGATTTCTGTAAATGTTAGAAGTTTGTCGCAACTATAGCAAGGAATTTTATCTTTTGGAAAAAGTTTATGA